TGGCGCACGATCTTAGCCCGCAGTTCTCTCCGCTTCTGATTGTCCCGCCGGGTCACGTCCTTCTCCCGGTAACGCTCCTTCAACGCCTGCACCTGCTCCGCACGCCGGGTCCGTTCCTTTGCCAATGCCTGCGCCGTGCTTCTTAGCCGCTTTGCGTCCCGTTTGCCTTGTGCCATCTGACCGGCCAAAAAAGCGTCATTTGCCGTCTGTCTGCCCTGAAATCTGGCTTCCTGCACCTGCTCCGCTGCCCGGTCCGCAAAGGTCTTTTTCGTCTGAGGCAGGTCAAAGAACCGATCCATGATGTCATTGGAGATAGACGCCACGGCCTGTCCCATGTAGCCTTCAAAGGGGTTGTACTCCGTCACCTTGTACAGCCGGTTCGCCACGTCCGCGATCCGCTGCACCTGGTCGGAGATGTTGGTATCCTGTGCCTCGTTGAAAAA